TCACTCAGGCCCGACTGAGGGTGCTTGCGTGATGGAGGCTGTGGCCTACGTCGCTGGCGAGAAGTGGTCCGACCATCCCGAATGCGTTTCGCCTGTCATCGGCGCTTTCCTGCGCTCGTGGAATGACGGCCTGCCGACCGATGCGGATCGTGACCGGCTCTTGAAACCGCTGATCCCGAAGATCATCAACACGCGCTCGACGCAAGCCGTCGAAGAGCAGCGCTCATATCTCGCGCTCGACTGGATGATCCGAACCTTCCTGCCCGCATGGCTTCGCCTCGCGAAGATCAACGATCACGCGGACAAAATCGAGGCGCTGGCGCCCATCGTGGACACGGCGACTGCAACCGCTGCCGCGCCCGTCGTGCGCGCCGCAAACGAAGCGGCTTCGAAAGCGGGGGCCGCTGCGAGGGACGCTGCGAGGGCCGCTGCGTGGGACGCTGCGAGGGACGCTGCGAGGGCCGCTGCGTGGGACGCTGCGTGGGACGCTGCGTGGGCCGCTGCGGGGGCCGCTGCGAGGGCCGCTGCGGGGGCCGCTGCGTGGGACGCTGCGTGGGCCGCTGCGGGGGACGCTGCGAGGGCCGCTGCGTGGGACGCTCTCAACGCCACCCGCGACCAGTTGCAGCTATCAGCGGTGGGTCTCGTTGAGCGGATGGCAGCACTTCAGGCGCTGGCGGAAGGGGATGCCTCGTGACTGAACTAGACCCCCGCGCGCTGGAGAAGGCCGCAAGAGCGCTTAGCGAGCTTCACATTGAGGCCAGCTTGGAGAATGGCTCCGGCTGGAGGGTGGCTGCACATCGTGGAGCCCGCGCCGCCGTCACCGCGTATCTCGACGCGATGCCCCCGCCCGTATCGCCAGAGCTTATTGCCGGGCTCAACAAGCTGGCAACGTACCTCACCGAACAGGGCGAATACGAAGCGGTCGATCTTATCGACACGGTCGTTGCGCGGCTGACGCCTCTCCCCGCCCCTCCAGCAGCACAGGACCCCCGCCCATGAGCACGACGAGAGCGCTTGAGCACGCAATCCAGCACGTCAAGAACGGCTCGACTATAGAGCTGACAACCGACGATGTGTTGAGCATGTGGGGGCTGGTGCGTGTTGCCCGCCTCTCCGAGCTGGAGCGGGAGAATGCGAGGATGCGCGCCGCTCTTGAGGACATCGCCAAGCAGGTTCCGGCCAAAGACATGGACGAAGACTATTACGAAGCCGCAGACTTTGAAGACGGTTACGACCGCTGCGTTTTTCAAGCCCGCGCAGCACTAGCGGGGAGCGTGGAGAAGTGAGCCTACAACCTCTCCAGCACCACAGCGAACCAGACCAGCGCGCTTGCGCTCGAGATGACCAGCAACAGCGTCTTGAGGAACGGCAGGTATCTCACCGGCGCACGTGAATTTTGACGCTCTGCTCCGGATACCAGCGCGAGCCAGCTTCGACGAGGCATTGCCCATCCCGGTAGGTCACACGCAGGCCACTATCAGCCCAGCGCGCCGCGCAGTCTTGCGCATGGCCCTCGACAAACACCCACGCGCCAACAGCCCCGGCGACACACAGCGCGACAGCGCCGAGCATCGCCGGGTTTGTTACACGTACCTGCAAGGTTAGCTGAACTTCGGACGCAAGGCCCAGAGCATGTGCCAGACGATCAGCCACACCGCATACAGCGCGAGGCCGTCAAGGATGGTGTCCAGCCCGATGGATTTGTCATCAAACGGGTTCAAGCCGATCAGGCGAAGGCCGATCAGCCAGGTTGCGAGCGCGACGTAGAAGAACCGGCGAACATTCATCCAGTTCACGGCGCCCCCCTTGCTTGTGATTTCCAGCCCGAGAATGTTCACGTCAAGTCTCCTATGTTTTGCAAATGGCGGCATCAAACGCCGGAGGCCGCTTCTCCGGACAAGCGCAGAAGATCGCGTTGTTGTGGTCCCCGATTGCCTCGGCAGTCTGGAGCGTCAGCACGTCGCCGCGCGAAATCAGGATTGGCGTCCCCGTGGTGCAGAGCGCCTCTTTCCAGATCGCCCCGCTAGTCGCGGAAATGATATTCGGGGAGGCTTTTGGTTCCGTCTGGCAGCTCGACAACAGCGGTATGGCTGCGCACAGCGTCAGCCTCGCGAACGACTTCATTTGTGTTTTCCGTGATCTGGGTGAGGACTTCCGACTCTACTTGCGCGGCTTCGATGTCGCGCGCGTCGTTCACTTCCCTGCGGATGCGCTTGTCGTGCTGCGACAGCAGGAACTTGCCGGTTAGCGCCATCATGAACAGCGCGCCGCACCACATAAGCGCAGTGCGCGCCCATTGTGGCAGGCCCATCCACAGCGCCATCATTTGAGAGGCCGTGTCGCTTTGCGTTCGCCCCAGTGCTGCACGGCTTCCCCGATCACCATGACCATGAAGCCTGAGAACATCTCCATCACGAGCGGATCAGAAACAGCCCCAAGAACCGCGTTGCTGCCAGTTTTGAGCATCCACACACGGCCCGCCACAACCAGGAGAAGGCCCCAAAATCGGCGGGAGTAGATCATCGACTTGGCAGATGATGACCACTCCTCCGACTTTCTCGCAGCGTCTACAGCGCCGGTCTGTTGGCCGATGGGAACGGGCGGATCTGGCAAACGTGGCGGCGGCGCAGGCTTAACCGGCGGCGGTGGCGGCTGGGGAGCCGGGACCACCACCGCCGGCCCTGCGACAGCGGGACCACTCGGCTGCACAGGAATGGGCGCAGATACCAGCGGAGGGGGGTTGGGCTGGGGGGCTTCCTTCTCCGCTGGCTCCGCATCGCCCTCCGCCTCAATCACAGAGGTCGGGGGTTCAGCCTTTTTCGCGATCACTTCGGACCACTGTTTCTTGAGAATGTGAGACGTGTCGGGCGGCTTCGACGTATCGAGCCGCGCACGCATGAGGGTGTCTTCCAGAGACGTGCTTTCGTTCGGGTCGATCTTGCCAGCGTCATCGACAGATAGCTGGACCACGCTGATCGAACAGGCGTTTTCCCACGGGAGGTCGCAGAACAGGCACGCCTCAGCCAGCCTTCGCCGGTAGAGGCCCTTGAGCGGCTTGCCACCTGCGCGGCAGTTGCGCGGGAACTGCAACAGCGCCGAGCCGTAGCTGCCTGGCGTCATCACCTTGCCCGCGTCTGTCACGCCGCCATTAAGGCAAGCCTTCATCGATTTTGGGATGTAGCCTAGATTGAAGACGAGACTTGCAAGCGCATCGAATTCGCCCTGCGTCAGCGGCACTGTGATCTGATCCCGCACAATCTGCGCGTGTCGTGCCACGTCTTCGTCAAGCAGTGCGTCGGCTTCAGCGAGCGTGATGCGCTTGCCGACAACCGCGACCGGCCCGGTCCTGCCGTATCCGATGGTCGGGATGCCGATAGGGTCGAGGTAGCCGGTAAGGCTCAACCCCTCGAAGTGCCGGATAAGGTCTAGCGCGGCCTTCGACGGGTACAGCTCACTCGGCGGCCTTCGGCGTAGTATCTCGATTGCCATTGTCATCCTCCGAGAGATCGGCTTTGGTTTCGGTTCGCGCCTTGCGCATGTCTTCGATCAGGCGGCGGCGCGATGTGGTGCGCCCGCCCTTGGCTCCGTTTTCCTGCGCTTCCTTGCGCTTGCTCATACCCATCTGGACCGCAAGCAAGGCCTGCGCGCCGACAGATCCGCACGCCTCGAGCAGGATCACCCAGAACAGCGCGAACATGTCCCGGAAGGTCACGCCATCGAAGCCGGGGAAATAGCGCGCGGGAGCCTGGAACACCGCAGGCAGGGCCGGATCGCCTACAGCGGCCTCCGTGGCCTGCTGACGCGCGCCTAGCCTGTCGGTTTCGGCTTTGGTGATCACTTCATCCTGCGCCGCAAGCTTGATGCGTGCGTCGTCTTCATAAGCTGCAATCTGCGCTTCGAATGCGGTCAGGTTGTCATTGCCGCCAATGCCGTCAGACAGCACGAGCCGCATGCTTTCCCGGGCGCCCGCAACCAGCCTGTCACGGTCGGCGCGAATTGCTTCCTTCTCGCCAGTTGCGCGGGCAATGATCGTGTCGGCGCTTTCCGTTGATGCCGTCTCGGTCTGCGTGATGGCCTCGCCTTTGCGGTAGTGATAGTCATTGCCCTCGGTCACGAAGCCCAGCGCCGCGACACCGCAAGCCACAAGCCCCATCACCCAGATGAAGCGCAGCGTGCGGCCGGCAGCGGGGTTCAGCTTGTTGGTCTTCATCCAGACGATTGCCAGACCGCCGAAGATGACGAACGTCCTGAAGACGATCCCCGCAGCCATGAAGCTGGCTTCCATGCCGGGCGGCGCGAGGCTGGAGT